GATCTATCAAATTTATAAAATCAGGATCAGCAGAAATTGTGCTTTCAGCTAAAGATGGTGGTATCTCTATTGATGGTGGTTCTGTCATTTCAGCAGATGGTGTTAGTGGTCAATTTATTACTTCTAAAAGTTTAAACACTGATATTACTGTTAAAGACAGCAACAATAGTTTATTAATGGGTCCAATTGAAGTAGAGACTGATAAAGAAATTGTTGTTGAAGAAGGATCTGATTTAACTATATTTGGAGACATAGAAAATACAACCCCAGATGATCTTAGTATTCATACTTTAAATGTAAATTCTACTACAACTTTAAATGGTGCTTTAACAGTAGCTAATAATATTGCAACTTCAGGCAAAGTCAACTCAGCTTTTTATACAAACACTACAGATATCACCTCAGACATAGCTATTAATAATAATGAAAGTGCTTTAATAATAGGTGAAACCACTATAGAAGAAGATAAAGAAATTTCTATAGAAGATGATAGTGAATTAACTATTTTTGGAGACATAGATATTCAAAATGTAGCCACAGCAGATACTGCTTTGTTTGCTACAAGTGCTTCATTCTCTGATAGTTCTTCATACGCTACTACAGCTAGTTATGCTTTAAATACAAACAACACATTCCCATACTCAGGCAGTGCTGTTATAACAGGCTCTTTAATTGTATATAATAGTGGAAGCACTATTGTTAATACAAGTCAACATATTTTAAATGATAATAGTGGTACAACTACTATAGATTGGCAAAATAAAGTCTTAAAACAAGCTGGTAACAGAGACACAGTTGATTGGGATCAAGCTTATTTAAATGATTATTCTAATGAGTCTCTTTCAGTTGATTGGGAATCTAGATTATTAGTAGACACTACAGGAACAACCTCAGTTGATTGGGAAAACAGAACATTAAAAGCTTCTGATGGCAATACAGTTATTAATTATAACAATAGTTCATCTTTATCTTTAACAGCAGAAGGTAGTACTTTAAATATAGCTAAACATACTACATATACTGCTAATGGAGTAGGTTCATTAACTATTACTTCACCTACTACAAAAATATCAGGATCAGTATGGTTAGATACAACCGCGGGTGTATACGGATTTACATCTGCAAGTTCAGCTATTACAGGCTCAACCCCAAGTTTAGGAAGTAACACTGCTGTTGCCTTTGCACAAAACGGAGCTAGCTTCTTTATATATGTTTATATAGGTGGACAATGGAGATCTGCTTCCCTTTCTTAATAATTAAAACAAAAAATATATATTTATAACTAAATAACAAAAACACAATGAGTAGAGTAAAAGTAAATAGTATAAACCCATTTACTGGGCAAAATATAACCCTTGGAGGAAACGCTATACCTTCAGGCAGTGATAAAAATTTAGGATCAGAATCTAATCCTTGGTCTGAATTATATGTTTCAACAGGATCTGTAAACTTTGTAAGTGGATTAACAACAACAGTAGCCTCTATAAAAGCTGGAGGTGAAGGTGGTGTTAACCCAGCTATTCCTTTAGGTCAAGTCTTTATTGATACAGTTGGAACTACCGCTGGTAGTACATTAAGAGGATCATTTAGTGTAGGAAGAACTAATAGAGCTTCAGGAACAGCTTCTTTAACAGTTGGTTTATCAAACACAGCTTCAGGTAATTATTCATTAGCTCAAGGTCAAAGTAATAATGCTTCTGGATTAGGATCACATGCTGAAGGATTATCTACTCAAGCAACAGGTATTGGTGCTCATTCTGAAGGAAGTGGATCTGTAGCTTCAGGTGTTGGTTCTCATGCTGAGGGTTGGGGAACAATTGCTGCAGGTGAATACGCTAGCGCTAAAGGTAGTGGTGCTCAAGCTACAGCTTATGCTTCATATGCAGAAGGTGAAAATTCCCGAGCTACAGGATATGCTTCTCACGCTGAAGGCGTAGTTACTATAGCTCAAGGTTTTTATTCTCATGCTGAAGGATATAACACAAAAGCTTTAGGAACTGCTTCTCATGCTGAAGGTTATCAAAATTTAGCATCTGGTAATTACTCTCATGTTAAAGGTGCTCTTAACTCAGCATCAGGTGATTACTCATACGCTGGAGGAAATAACACTAAAGCATTAGGTGTTAATTCTCATACTGAAGGTTTAGAAACTATAGCTTTAGGAAATTACTCATACGCTGGCGGGATAGGAACTATAGCTTCTGGATCTAGCCAAACTGTAATAGGTAAAAACAATGCTCTAAACAATACTGCTTCTTTATTTGTAGTAGGAATAGGATTTGATTCAAATAATAGAAAAGATGGATTTTCAGTTGATACAGATCAAGCACAAAACGCCCATATTGTTCTTCCAACAAATACAATTAATCCAACAAATCCAAAAACAGGATCAATGTATTTTAATTCAAGTACAAATCTAATGTATATCTACAATGGTACAGCTTGGAGATCAGCTTCATTCGCTTAAAAAATAAAAATATATAAATTTAAAGGACCCCAATTAGGGGTCTTTTATTTTCTCTTAATATTTATAAACAAACTCTATTCATGGCTAACATTCCAATATATCCTGGTAGTTCATCATTTTTTCCTGGGTTAACACCATTTGGATTCTATGATTATGATGTTCAATTTCAAGAAGATGCTGACAAATTAGTCACATATTGTGCTAGAAGATTAGGATATCCTTTAACAGATATTGAATTACAAGATTTAAACTTTTATGCTGCTTTTGAAGATGCTATTACCACTTATGGTAATGAAGTATATTCTTTTCAAATAAGAGATAATTATTTATCTTTAGAAGGAGCTCCAACATCTGCTTACATTAATGATGCTATTATTACTCCTAATATGGGAACAATAATTAGGATGTCTCAACAGTATGCTTCTGAAGCAGGAGCAGGAGGTAATATAACCTATTACAGTGGAGCTTTAGCTTTAACTCCTGGTAAACAAACCTATGATTTAAAAGATTGGGCAGTGAGCCAAAGTATATCAGGTGGAATAGAAATTAAAACAGTATTTTATCAAGATCTCCCCGCTATAAATCAAATGTATGCTCCGTTTGGAGGTTTTGCTGGGTTAGGTGGTTTACCAGCGGCAGGTATCTATGGTGGGATGTATGGTGGAGGATATGGAGGTGGTTATTTAATGATGCCAGTGGCATATGATGCTGGTGTAATTCAAGGATTAGAATTAAGCAATACTATTCGTTTATCAAACTATACATTTAACATTGTAAATAATAATTTAACTATATTTCCTATACCAACAGATAATGATGTTAGGCAAGGATTTTTATGGTTTGAATATATTAAAGTAGAAGACAGATACACAAACAGTATTACTCAAACTGGAGGTGATAAAGTTACAAATGTATCAAATGCTCCTTATAATTACCCAACATATTCTTTAATAAATTCTGTTGGTAGATCTTGGATATTTGATTATGCTTTAGCACTTTGTAAAGAAATGTTAGGATATGTTCGCGGTAAATACGGAACAATCCCTATACCAGGTCGTGAAGTAACATTAAATCAAGCTGATTTATTAACAGCTGCTACAGCTGAAAAATTAGCTTTAATTGAAAGATTAAGAGCATATTTAGATGAAACATCTAAAAAATCATTACTTGAAAGAAGAGCACAAGAAAGTGACTTTAGAAGACAAGAAATTAACAATGTACCAATGGTAATATACATAGGATAATATGGCACTATTTGGAGGCGGTAGAGATATAAGTGTATTTAGACATGTCAACAGAGAGTTGCTAGGGAATGTTATTACTCAACAATGTGCTTTATATAAATTTTCCCTAGAACAAACAACTGTTAACATGTATGGAGAAGCTTCTGGAGGTAAATTTTTAGAAGGTCCATACCTATTCAATTCACTCATCACAGTAGAAGATAATACTTCACCTGTAAGTGAGCTAGGTGTTGACTTTAATTGGGGTATAACAGCTGCTTTTTTAAGAGATGATTTAGTAGAAGCAAATGTTCATCCTGAAGTAGGAGATATAATTTTATATCAAGAAAGTTATTTTGAGATAGATAACACTAATGAAACTCAATACTTTGTAGGTAAAAATCCTGACTTCCCATATGAAACTAATCCTTTAAATCCAGGATTAAGTAATTTTGGTTATAATGTGAGCATTATTTGTACTTCCCACTATGTACCAGCAGACAAATACAATATAATCAAACAGAGATTATGATAAATAAAAGAAAACCAATACCAAAAACACAAAAGGAGATAAGTATTGCTCAACAGACTCCTTACACTCCTCCTTCAGGAGCACCTGGTTTTCAATCTATTGGTAATCCTAATAATGCTAATACTGTTAATAGGGCAGAACAAACTTCTTTTAAAAATGATACAACTAAACCTTATTCTATTGGTATACAAGACCTAGATGAGGCTGTAATGTATTATTTTAATAATGTTATAAAACCATATGCTACACAAAATGGAGAAAGAATACCTGTACCTGTAATTTATGGTTCACCTGAAAAATGGAAATCATTTCAAAAAGATGGGTATTATAGAGATTTGAATGGTCGCATAATGGCTCCTCTTATAATGTTTAAAAAGAACAGTATAGAGAAAGTTAGAAATTTAACAAATAAGTTAGATGCTAATAATCCTAATAATATAGCTGTTTATGGAAAAAAGTATAGTAAAAGAAATGAGTATAATAAGTTTAATCTTCTAAACAATGTTAAACCTGAAGAAGAATACTATGCTACTGTTGTTCCTGATTACATAAACATCACTTATGATTGTGTCATTTTCACATACTATAATGACCAATTAAATAAAATTATAGAAGCTATAGAATATGCTTCAGACGCTTATTGGGGTGACCCAGAACGCT